TAATAGGACCATCTACGGCTGTTAGTTTATCTATAGCAGCGAGTGCTTCTGTCCTCTTGCTGCCTATCAGGGACCTACCGGACGTTAAGTCGTTTTGTGCCTGGGTAATTCTGGCGCTCATGCTGCTGATAGCTGCTAAAGCCTCGGTTCGCTTATCTCCAATTAGGGCTCTTCCGCTAATAAGGTCGTCCTTCGACTGAGTTATCCGTCCTGCAATCTCATCGATGGCTGTAACAGCCTCTGTAGATTTCTTGCCGATGAAAGCACGGCCGCTTACAAGGTCACTGATAGCCTGTGTTATCCTGGCCGCTGTATCGTCAACCGCTTTTCCAATAGACTCTATTGTTGTTACCGCTGCGCTTAGCTGTACGCGGATTTCATTTATCCATGCCAGGGCAACCTTGGCAACAACTCCCTCAATTAAGACCTTCTCCAGTTGCGGACTCAGTGTTGATTCGGTCTGGGTCAGCTGGTGTACCTTATGGCAATAGGCATAGATTGAGTCTCCCGCTGTAGGAGTCGCTTCAATATTTATCCTCAGAGTGTTGCCAAAGATGCTGACATCTCGATAGTCCGGGGGATCATTTCCAACCGGATACTCCACTTTTTCAACCTTGAGCAGATCCTCTATGGAGCTGATATCGACTTCCTTCGAGGCTAACGCTGTTAGCGTTTCCTTGAACTCATACGGCTGTTTCTCGGAGACTTCTACCAGGCATTCGGCTATATGCAGGTCGAGTTCGTCATCGGCAAAGTCATTCTCCGCATCTGTTTTTGTCTCATCACGGAGAAACTGCCTCACTATCTCATGGATGGTCGAAAGTGTTTTTGTACCCATGTTTCACCTACTCTTCTGCCTGATTTTCGCAATAGTCCCTCAGTTGCTCTTCGGACATTTCATCAGCCATCTTCGCAGCTTCGGCACTGTAAGTCCTGGGGGTCTCCCCCATTTTTATTGAGAGCGCAATACAAAAAAGAGTCCTTTGTTGGTTTGAAGTTGCTGGCATTGTTATTACCTCCCATGTTTCTTTTTCGGCTGAGATGGGGCTGCAGGTATTTCCGCCGCAGGTTCTTTATCAGCTAACTTCGCTCTGTTTTCAGGCAGGTTATATTTACCCTTGATAAAACACTTGTCACAAACGGCTTTCCCTTCAATCCGCCTTCCAGTCTCCGCTTTTCCACATATATCGCACTTCATGATTGTTACCTCCTCTAGTCTAAAGGCACGTAGAAGATGAGGAGTTGCCCGACTATAGCCGTTGTGCTCTCTCCACCGTTGATAACCTTCAGGTAATCAGTTGTACCATTGAACTCATTGCCCGCTGTCGGAGAAACTGAATCCACGTCACCGGCAGCTGAGCTGGTATGGGCAATGGTAATTTCTCCATTAGTCATGGCTACAGCATTCTTGTAGAGCGTAACTTTGTCATCTGCCACACTGATTGCCCCGTCAATCGCTGTCATCGCTTTAATAACAAGACACTGAGGCATTGGGAAGATAAGTGTTTCTCCTGTACTGACATCGGTTATCTTGGTAGCCAGCACATGAACCTCTCCATACTGATAGAGGATTGCTCCTGCAGGCTGTGCCTTTGCCGTTGTTCCCAGAAGGCCGCGAACTATGGTTATGGTATTCGGCTCGACTGTAGTATCAACAGCGGTGACCAGGACAATCTCAGGCGATGCTCCGTCCGGGTCGAAAATTCCAACGAACGGCGTCGAGGGAAGGTCAGCGGAAGAAAGGATATTTGCTGCAGTCGCGACTGCAGTTATTGCCGCCGTTATCTTTGTCTGTAATAGCTTATTCATTAAGCTCTTCAATTTAATCCTCCTTAATTAAGCTAAGAAGGGAGAGTTTTACCTCTCCCCCCCTTGCTTGCTTATTTATTCATTTTGGCTAATTAATCTTCCAGCCTGGCGGCCAACTCCGGGCAGAGAGTCTTTGTTCCACAGAGAATAGACATGGTTCCCACGTTCTTCATGGTGTTGTGATTCCAGGAGAAGACTACCTGTAGTGACAGGTTTTTATAGGTCTTGACAGATGCATTGGCTCCGCCCAAAGGCGCAACCAGAGGTGCAGTTGCCAGACAAAAGGCATTCTGGTGAAAGACAAGGTTCGCTATGTCCGCAGCGTGAAGGGTGACTACCTTATCTGCAACAGCAGCTGCTTTCAGTGCCGGGTAGATTTTAAGCGTTGCTTCATTGGTAGCGATAGTTGCATCGGCAGTTACCACGTATTCTCCAGCACAGTCGGCAATGGTGAGAATAGTACCTTTCGCTATGGTGCCAGTACCGAGGTCATCAACAGTTATTTCGCTAACACCAGCTTCAAACCCGCCTGCAAGGATGGCTCCGGCCACGTCAGCGGTCCCTATGACATGAGTTATGATGTTCTGATCCATGAACCAGTCGATGCCAAACAGTCTTCCCATTGACCCTTGCTTGACGGTCTCGGTATCTCCACGCTTTTCAGCATGAAGGAAGGCATCGAGGACATTGTATTTTGCCTCGGTATCCGGACCCAGGACACCACGTCTCAGTTCCATCGGCACCTTGTTTATGTTAAGGACTTTCCGTATTCCAGCTATATCGCCTACTGCAGGTGTCCCTGAGACATCAAAGTAGTAGGGGATATCCACATACAGTCCTGCCACAAGCAGGTCGATTGCCTGAGCCAGAGCCCTGGCTGCTGGATCTATAACCTGTGTAGTCAAATCCTTCAAATCAAGGGACATCTCTTTCTGGGTTATCTCGAAGGGAACAGTCAGGATTTTATCCAGCTTGACATCCACATAGCTCTCAGTGATTGCCTGGAATTCTCCGGTCAGGTCACCATCGAACTCAACGGCGGTAAAGGTGGCCGGCTTCCGAACCCTGGCGGTATCACCGACTTTCTTGAATTCCTTGTCATACCCCCGGTAAACAAGGTTGCCGAGGACAAGGTTGTTTTCCAACCCCAGTAACGCCACATCGGCGATAATGGTTGGTGTTAAAAAGGTATTGCTCATTTTATTTGCTCCTTATTGTTCTGTTACTTCTTAGAATGGAGGTATTTCGCCTTCTCAGGCATCGAGAGCTTCTCGAACTGTTCGGGCGTATATTCTCCTTTAGTACCAGATGTCACACCGGAGTCGGGAGTGAATGGCTGCTCTTCAGTGGTTTCGGCTCCGCTATCAGTAGACGTTTTCGGAGCCACTTTCCTCAGCCGTTTTGCCACTGCTTGAGCTTGCTCAATAGTAGTCAGGTTAAGCTCTTTCACCGTATCTTTAAGCTCTACAGGGTCAACCTTTTCCGCTGCTGCAATCTGCCAGAGTTTTACCTCCATCTGGGTTTCTCTGGCACTCTTAACTTCAGCTTCGTGTTCCGCCTTATCGCGGGCCAGTTCCTCCTGCTGCTTTTTAAGCTCGGCTTTCTGAGACTCTATGTTGGTTATTTGACTCTTCTGAGCTTGCTTCCGCTGATATTCCCGCATCTTGTCAGGGTCGCCCTGGGCTTCTTCCAGTTCAGCCTGGTCTCTCTGTCTCTGAAATTCTTCTATCTGGGCTTGGCTTGTTTTGATAGATTCCTCTTGAGCTTTGAGACTGGCCTCCCTATCGGCAAGCTGTTTAGCACTCCTTCCTGCAGCAGCGAGAGCATCACTCACCTGCTTCTTCACATCCTCATCCGTGTAAGTCTTGGATTTCTCTTCTGAAGTTCCCTGATCTTTAACAGTTGAAGACTGTCCAGGTGTTCCCTGAAGAGTGTCCTTCTGTTCCTCAGTTCCGTCCATTGTGTTTACCTCCTCTAATGAAAAAGAGCCTGAGTTAAAAGATTTCTCAGACTCTAATAAAAAACCCGGCCGTAGCCGGGTCTTCTATCCGTAAGTTAGTTGTCTATCAACTCTTATTCTTACATCTATCCGTTCCATAAGCCGGTTCCAATCCTTTGAACTTAACAAGGACTGCATCTAATTTTTCATCTTGGCATCGTTCTGAAAGTCTTTTGTTAGCGTCTAAACCATCATAGTACTCAAGTAGCCTTGCTTCGTCTCGGCTTGGAATCTTGCTGAAGTCCCGTGGCTGCCAGATGCCTTTATCTACCATTACATCGTAAAACTCTTTATTCTCCATCAAAAACCAGTCATCTTCATAGCCCTTGCGGGGATTCGCGTACCAATCAACATAAGTATCTACAAGATGTTGTGGCATCTCATTCTCCAGGGCTTTTATCTTATAGCTTGCCGCTTTGTACTCGGGAGTATCAGGTGTTAAATTCTTCAACTCCACCTTCAATCTCAGCATATCGATGTCTTCACCCTGTAACGATGACTCACTCCAGCCATAGGCATCTATTCCCCACTGGTTGAACTCGGGGTGTTCCAGCCTGAATAGCTTTACTTCACTTGAATTGCTGCTATATTGATCCGACAGTTCAAGGTACTTGAAATAATCATCAGTTATATTCTCAGGTGGCAACCATGTGCTCAGATGATCCAGGTCGATGCCATATTCCTTAGCCCATGTTACAACTTGGTCATAAGCCTGCTTTGTTTGAATCCTTCCTGGGAAACCCCAGAATGACAGCATAGCATCACTTTTAGGACTGTTAATCCTCCATTCCTTCCGCCAGTCTCTAGTAAGCTCAGGGTGCTCTTCCAGGAACTGAGACTTCTCCTGTTTCCCTTCCAGTGCATCGTATTCTTTCCACAGCGAATAGTACTGCCCCCCCCATTCCTGCAATACCTCAGGATTATCTTTCGCAAACTGTACTTTTTCTTCCCCGCTCAGTGCCTGATAATGCAGCCAAGGTTCCCAGTCCTCTGAGTC